TCCACCTGAATATGGTGTTACTTGTGTTTCGCAAATTACAGAAGCATCATAAAAACTTTGTAAATCTATTTCTGAATCTTGTAAGCCTTTTCCATATCTTGTATCTGTTAAATAATCTAATAAACACCATGCTGGATTAGTTTCATAAGTAGCTGATTGTTCTACTAAACTTGCATTAAATGTTCTAACTTTTTTACCTTGTATCTTTGCTTGTACTTTTGGAATACCTGTAAATGCGTCTTGATTCCATTTAAACCTTATTGCTAAATAACATAAACCAGATAATTTATGATTAGTTCCCCAACTATCTAATGTAGATAATAATGTTGATGCTGATTGACCATCAGTTCCATAATGAGGCTCAACTCTAATTAAACTTTCTCCGTCTTTATAAAAATTACTATCTCCACTATCTACTTCAACTGCTGTACCATCTGAAAAGCTAGATGCAAATGTAACTACTTTATCATCTACTCTTATTTCTTCTATATCGTTTATTTCTCCCTCTGACATAACGATTGCCATATATAAATAGGTATTATCTGTTCCTGAAGTTTCCATGAACACTCTAGTTCCACCTGTTAATCTTTCTCCATAAATTACAGGAATATTAGAGTCGTTAGATTGTTTGTTAATTAATAATCCTCTTTCAAAGTCATCAAATTGGTTAGTTCCAAAATCTTGTATTTCAGGAACTTTTGGTCTTAATGCCCAAGATATAAATAAAGTTATACCTAAAGACACTAAAGGATTCATGTTTTTAAAAAATTTTGAAACTGAAGTTACTGCTTTTACAAATCCACCCATTATAACCAAGCCTCTTTAGTTGTTCTTGTTACAGTTCTAATAATCTTATTATCTTTAATTCTTATCCAGTTAATCTCTTTACCTATTCCGAATTGTTTAGTTAAGAATGATTTAGTCCACTTCATAATATTTTTAAGATTATATTTACAGATTGTTTCTATATGCCAAAGATTATTACCTGATTTCCAATCTTTATTATCTATCAATCCTGTTTGTTTAAATTTATTATGTGCTTTATCAGATAACAAACCCCAATTAGTAAATCCTATTAATTTGTTATTATCGTAATGTTTCTTAAATTGATTTAAAGATATGCTAGGCATAAGATAACTAATTAAATCATTATCTGAACAATCATCATATCTATTATAGTTTCTATAAAGAGAGATAATATCTTTCATTATGATCTACCCCATTTAATATCTTGTACTGTTTGAGAAGCAAAATCCATACCAACATCTGTACTGAAGAATCTTTGTTGTGATGTATTGTTTGTTTTACGACCATTCTTTTTATTAAAGTCAGCCCAATGTGATACAATAGATAATGCTACTGTGCTTGATTTTTCTGTTTCTTGTATTTCAAAATTCTCGATATTACCTTTGTAAAGTAAAAAAGGGTCAGCAACTAAAGTATTATCATCTGCTAATAATCCTCTAAAAATACTAACTTCATCATTAATTACATTTTCATTTAATACTGTTGATATAAATGTTTGATCTGCACCTGATAAGGTTAAGCTAATACTAGATTTACTTACATCTGTTTGCTCTGAAAAATCTGATATTCCTAATATAAAATCTGATGCGTTATAAGTAACTGATGAGCCTGATACTGATGATGTTAGCGAAAAGGAACAATCAGTAAAATTAACAGGAGTGCTGAACCCAATAGTGATAAGATGTACTGGTCTAATATCATTTGTTGCTAATTGATTTTTGATCGCTGTTGTTAGGCTTCTCGTCATATTCTTCGTAATTACTTTGGGTTATGTTTTCAGTACCTTTTACCATAGTAAATTCAAATTTGCTATTAGGTTTCTTATATTCCTTTAGATCGTTTATTGAAGTATCTATTTCATCTTCATTAACAATCGCTTCAGCAATAAAATCGGCAGTTATTTTGTGTACTATTTTATATTTTTTCATTAAAGCGATTCTTCTACATCAAATTCAAATTGATATAAAGCATTACCATTTTTATCAGAACCTACAACACCAAATTCTTGAATATCGTTAGTTAAATGTACTGTAAATGGAACATTATCAAATTGTATATCTGATGAAGAAACTGCTGTAGTTAAAGGTGGCTCAATAGTTAATGAACCTGTTGAAATATCTGATTGATCTGCAACGACCATATAAACTTTATCGTGATTAGCAAATTTAATCATATCTCCAGCTTTTAATGTACCTGTACCACTACCACCTAATGTAATTGATGTAGCACCAGCAGATGCAGTACCATTAGGAGTTCCAGAAGCTGTACCTCTAGCATCTTCGACTTCTGGTGGAATTATTGTAAAGTTTTCTTTACCTGATCTTTGTTTAACAATAAATGCCATGAGTTCTCCATAGACATCACTTCTTTTTGCTGTAATTATTCTAGCAGTAAAACCCCATCTTTGACCATCTATTTGTCTAGCAAGTTTCTTACCTGATACTGATTTAGAGATAATAGTATTTTGAATTGATTTAATTCCTAAAGAATCAATTTTAGCAGTAGATATTGGAAATGCACCAGCCATTAGATTAGACTCTCTTTCCCTCTTTCATTAACTGCATTGTTAATTAATTGAGTTATAGTTCCTCTTGATCTAACTAATAATTCTTCAAAGCCAGAAGCATCAACTGTATTGATATTAAAATTTACTGTTGTAGTTCCACCACCACCTGTTCCTCTAGCAGATTGAGTTATTTGTCCTGTTTGGTTTGGAATAAATAATTCAGCACCATTCTCTCCAACAACGATTGGTTGGCCTTTAGATACAGCACCACCTTTTGCAAAACCTAAAAAAGAACTAGCCATTTTTACTAATGAACTTCCCATATTATCAGAACCACCAGCACTAGCACTTTGTTGTTTTCTTTTTTCTTCTGTAATTAATCTTTCTATTGATAATAATGTTGTTGCTTGTCCAATTTTAAAATTACCTAATTTAACTAAGATTTGTTCTCTTACAATTTGTTCAATTAAAACTGCTATAATTCTTGCTAAAACTTGTTGTGCTAAATTTTTTAATGTATCAGTTAAACTTTTTCCAAATACTATTGTTTGTGCTAATGTTTCTGACATTTTAGTTATTCCATTATTAACACCCTCTGCAATTATCATTTCTATATTCTGTGTTTTCTTTTTAATATTTTCTAATGCACCACTATTAAGTTCTTTAAATTTCTCTATAGCTTTTTCTGTTGCAGTTGGAACAGGAACAGATAATTCATGTTCAAAATCATGTATTAATTGTCTTGTATATTCTAATTCTTTATTTAGGTTTTCAACTGGAACAGAAAGTTCATGTTCAAATTCTTTAATTTTTTGAAAATCTTGTGTAACATCATTAGCAAGTTTTTTAATTCTTCTGTTAATATCGTCTATAATTAAACCAGCACCAACTATTTTTGCAGTAAATCCACCAAATGCAATAGCAAGAAGTCCTATAATACTTTGTAAATCTCTAAAGTTTTGAGTTAATGTTTTAACTGAATCAGATAATTTAACAATAGCAACTGCTAATTTTTCTCCAACTTCTACACCCAATGATTCTATTGCAAATTGATTATCTTCTGTAAATTGTTTTAAGTCTCCTAATTGTTCTTTTAATTCAAAAAAGAAACCTCTAGTTATTGAAACTTGAAAAGTAAATAAAGTATCTTTTAAGTTAGATATAGTACCTGATAATGTTTTAGATAGTTCTTCAATTAAATTTCCAAACTCTCCACCTGTTCCAAATGCTTTTGCTAATCCTTTAATAGATTGATCTACAGATGTTCTGACTCCTTGTTGGAAACCAGCCATAGCAGTAACACCTCGTTCTCTAAATAGTTCAGCAGATGCAATACCAGCAGAAAATGATCTTTGAATTTGTAAAGATGCTAAAGCAAAATCTCCACCTAATACTGTGGCTGTATTACCTGTAATTTTTAAAAGTTCTTCAAATGATACTCCAGCAGATTCAGCTTGTTTTCTTACAGTTGCTAAAGCTGTAATACCTTGTTGAATATTCTCTAATTCAAATGGAGTTGTCTTTGCAAATTTAGTTACAATATCTAATGCTCTTTGACCCTCTTTTGCAGAACCAAATAATGCTTTTAATTGAACACCTAAATTTTCAATTTGAATACCAGTATTTACGATTGATCTGATAACAAGTCCAGCACCTAAACCAATAAAAGCATTTTTAAGATTAAATACAGCACCTTTTACTTTGGCAATACTTCCTTGAACTCTATTAAAAGCCTGTTTAGATTTATCATTCGCTAATATATCTATCTGTAATTTTTGGTTTGCCATTATTTATATTTCCTTGCTTCTGCTAGTGATTGACTTGTTTTATATTGTTCTTGCTCTTTTTTCAAGTAGGCTAACCAAAGATTATAATGGCTAACAGGCATATCAAGAACTTGTTGTATTGTGAGATGTAATCGTTCTGCTATAACTAACAGCGACCTAACATCAGGGTCGCTATCTACTTTTTTTCGGCTTCCTCGTAATTAGTATCTGCAAGAATTTGATTAGCAATATTTGAAATTACATTTGAATCTGCTTTTTTTCTTAAAGCAAATTTATCTTCTGGGCTAAAGGCTTTAATCATATCGCCTTTATCATTTTTGACTAACAATTTCATTATAAGTAAATCAACAAGAACAGTTAAGTCTTGGAAGTTACTAGACTTCTTAAAAATGATATTTTTTTCTTCAAGTGTTAGAGGCTCTGAATAAAAGACACTAGGATTACCATTTTCATCTTTCCACTCCTCAACTTCAATAGTGATAGTTTTAAGAGTTTCAAAATGAGATTTAACTCTATCAATAACTGACATAAATTAGATTATACAGTTCCTACAGTTAAAGCACCAGTTCCTTGAAATGTTACTGTTCTTGAAACAATAGCATCCATAGCATTGTTGATACTCATACCAGTAATAATACCTGTTCCTGTGTAACTTGCATCTCCTGAAGCATTACCCTCTGGTAATAAAACAAAAGAGATAGAAGCACCAGCTAACAAAGTTTCTTGCTGTGCATCAGTTTCGTCAAAGTGCATTTCGATTGTTCCCGAGAATGAAGTTCTACCAGCTAAAAATGATTTAGTTGAATCAGTTAAAGCAGTATCTTCTACAACATCTCCAGTAGTTTCTAAAGTGAAAGAAGTAACTTCTCCCATTTCAGTTCCACCAACTGTTACAACTCCTTCTTTTCCGTGATGTGTTGCCATGTCTTTTTTTCCTTTTTAATTTTTGGTTTGATTTCTTGTTGTTGCTTATATCCTAGTCTAAGATAATGTTCAAGATTTGTTTCGTTAATAATTATCTCTGAATTATTTTTATATAGTTTAATATCTTTAGCCATATTGTCTTTTACTATTTATCTTCTTCTTCGTCAATAAAGTCTTCATCTTCCTCATCTTCTTCAAACTCCTCATCATCTAAGTCTTCTTCTTCCCAAGTTTGATTATCTTCTAATGAGTTTTCTTTAATTTCTTCGATTAAGTCTTTTACTTCTTCACACAATATAGATTCTTTATCGTGCATTTTTTCTATCTGATCTACTTTTTTAAGTATTTTATTTAATAGTTTTTCATTCATGGTTTAATCCTTATGGTGTTCCAGCTTGATATTCGTACATACACCTAATCGTCATTCTAATACCACCAACAGGAAATAAACTACCCTCGTCAGTTTCTACTTGTATTACTTCCGAATCAAGTGCGTTACCATTACGAGTAATATCATTTTCTATTGCAGTTTCAATAGCTGTAATTAATTCATTTCTTTTAGTGTCTATATTGCTTTCTGCACCTTTTACAAAGCCTAATATAACAAAATCAATAGTACCTGTTCTAGTTCTAGCACCAGAACCTAATTCAGCATCATCTCTATTTTCTTCAGATGTTTG